AGTACTTCAACTTCCCCCGTGATATAGTGTATGCCATGCGCGAGAGTACAGGAAATGACCTATCCTTCCGTAATGGCCTTTTCGTCGTTCCCCACGAACCCAGGCGTAAGTCTGGCCACCCCAATACTACCGTTGAAAACACGTTATTGAATCTTTTCATGCACATGTTCGCTTTGGAGCGTTGTGGCAATAAGAAATACACTATTATGGCAGGAGGAGATGATGTGATCATCCAGGGCGTTGACAAGCTAGACTTTGTCGAAGACCTAAAGAAATTAGGCTTCGTTCCCAAGCCTAAACTTGTCGGCCCTGGTAAAGGATCTTTTTACTCAGGATTCTTCTTACCAGTCTTGGGTGGTGGCTGCGCACTTACGCCTTTTGTAGGAAGGTTCTTGAGTAAGTTCGGTGCTACTACTGTCCGTCAGGACGATCCCAAGGCTTGGTTAAGGGGATGTTGTTTGTCTGCTTCCAGTTCTTACCAACACGTTGACATCATGTCATCTGCCTTTATTGACATAAAGACAGCACTGGGTGATGGGGATGTTATTGATAAGATCAATTGGAATTACGACAACAAAGGTCTCTCTTTCAAGCAATCGAATGAAACCCTTGATGCTTTGGTTAGGTTTTATGACATTGGGGTTAGTGACTTGCAGAATGCACTCAGAGCTATGGTTGACGCCAAAGGCTTGAGATACTCTTTGCCGGTCCTACCCATGTTACTGACCGCCGAAGAATAATTCCTCAAAAACCGCCAACCCTCGAAATAGGCTTGACAACCGGCGGTTTAGGTGTCGGCGGGGGGGTTATCCCCGCTAATGGGCGGTTAGCTATTCGCCCGGTGAAAAGAATTTAGATTGAGTATCAAATCAATTGCGTAAATGGTTACAACTACTGCAGCGTCTGCAGCTTTGGACATTCTCTCTAGCTTGTCTCTCGACCCAAGTTGGGTGGCCGATCGAATTATCGACCACCCTGACTTCAAACTCTCACCTTCTAGTGAGAAAAAGCATTTGCAAGCGTGGGCTAAGGACTTAGGTCTGCCCCCCACTTCT